TTGATATTGTAGCTTGGTTAACTGTTTCAGCTGATGACATAAAAGAAAAACCAGATCGTCTGTTTTTAAGGTAACACATACCATAACATCTTTTATCTGCTTTACAAGCTTCCCAGAATATATAAAACAATCTATTAGCTTCTCTAAAGTCTGGTGCACCTACGTCAATCTTACTCCATTGCAAGTACATATAATGTGTACCTGTTATATACGTTGGTGAACCGTTGTTATTAAACCAAAAACCTTCGTCTCTACGCTTAAACTCTTCGTCTATATAATCAAACCAATCAGCTTTCTTTTCTTCGGCGTAAGCTCTCCAGTCAAATATGTTTTTAAGCCTACCTAATTCTTTCGGATATTCAAACTGTTTCCACTTTTTTTCCTTGTTGCTATACACACTACGCTCTTTTGGCAATGCTATCTGAAAATTTTGTATTTCGTATATCTCACCTATCTCACCAGTCTTAGATATAACTACAAGGTCATGCTCTTTGTTGTAGCCGTATTTCCACTTTTTACTTTTGTTAAGCCTGTTTATAGTAGTTTTTTTTATAGGTTCAACTACTTTAAATAAATTTTGCTCGTACATTACTTTGATCTACCTTCTGCAAAACCTTTAAACACTTTAACTTCTGTTTTAGTTTCTTTACCTTCTAATATGTTTTCTTCTTCTTGTATTCTATTCAATATTTCAAACGCATCAAATATAGCTAACTTTTTTGTTGCCGCAGCATTTTTTAGTCTGTCAGCAGAAATATCATCATCAGAATCTACAATAGCCTCCTTAGCAACTTTAATCAGTTCTTCAACTGCTTTATGCCCAGCTTGGATTATATTCTTTTTCGTCTCCTTGATATTCATATTTGATTGTAATAAAATTTGATAGTAGTCTATATAGTTTTTGGCCGTCTATTATAAACTCATATTCTGAGTTTGGCCTAAAACCTATTAAATCGCCTTTGTTAACTGTACCGTCAGTATGTTTAACAATACCAACTAAAGGCTTTTCTTTATCTACACTTAGTTTGTCTGTAGATTTTACTGGCGCTACAAAACAATATCCTTTTTGCGCTTGCCATTCGGTATCTTTGTATAAGAATATTTGATCTGGTTGTACTAAATATGTCTCCTCATCAATATAACTTCTACTATTCTTTTCTATACCGTGCTGGTTGTGCCATCTTCTAAACACATTGTGGTGTACTATAACTTTATCACCGACCTTTATATCTGTATCACCAACTGTAGGTATTGCTTTTACTATAGCTTCTCTACTAACATATTGGTGGTTGAATATCTCTGTGTTAACTATCAGTTCTTTACCTCCTATATCTTTTGTATTGTTGTATCTTGATTTTACTGGTGTTACAACAAAGTTGTAAACCGACTTCATTAATACTGTAAGTTATATTCTACAGATACAGCCATATTTTTATTAAAGTCTTTCCAAGGTAAAACATCTTTACCTTTTCTAATATATACACTGTATTTATTTTTTTCTTCTAAAATGTCACATATAGTATGACCACCATACACTTCTTGCCCAACGGCATAGTGCATGGCGTCATTTTTATAATCTTTTCCTATACTAATCTTGCGTATTAGCTTCGACATCTTCTGGGTACGTGATAGTACCATCTTGAATGTTAATATCTACTTTACCATAAGCCTCTTCAAAAGCTTGTTGCAATTTTTGCATATTAGCTTGCAATGTAGTTACTTGGTGTAGTAAGTTATGTTTTCTACTTTCTAATCCACCTATTTCCATTTGAGATCTATTAACAGCATTAACAAGATTTTGTAAGTCTTGTAATTCTTTTTCTGTTATGTTTTGTGGTTTAAGGTCCACAACCTTTTCTTTTTTTGCCATTTTATTTAATTTAAGTTAATTTAATTTTACGCTTTTTGTATCACGTGCGCAACGTGTTCAAATATTCGATTTGATTCTGCTTCAGTTAAAGCCCTGTCATATAAAAATAAATATCTAAATCTACCATCATAATTTACACCTCCCATTGTATCAAAAACAAAATCGTTAGTATTTGGAAGAGAGCTGTTGATTTGTGCCAGGTTATCTATAGAAAGACTTGTATTACCATTTGGTTGAACTTTAAACATTATCACACAAACATCATCACCGTCTACTTCATTATTTGCTTGGCCTGAGTAATTGTTTACATTAAATGTTTTTGTAACCCCACCAGCTTTGAGAGAGTACGTGCTAGCACCACCACCTATATTAGATGTCAAGCTGCTACCATTATTATTACCTGATAAAATATTACTACCACCACTACCAACAAAAATTACTGTGTAACCACCATTAGACGTGTCTAACACTATTTCTGTTAGATCATTATCGCTACTATCATTTAAGTTCAACCTGTCAGGAGTTCCACTAGGACTAAATACTACTACACCTGGATGTAGCTCAGAACCATTACCTTGGCTTATTATTGGGGCGTGGGCAGTAGACGTTGGCGCTAAAAATTTAAAGTCTGCACCAATTTGAGTAAACGTCTCAGGAATAGAAGTTACTGAACTACCATCTGCTCTAGCCGCTGTATACTCAATATGAAGAGAGAGGTTAGGTATGTCACTAGGTTGAAAGCCAACTTGGTCTTGACCACTTAAACCATAAAAACCAACTCCTAAGCCTAGCATTATACTCTAGCTCTATTGTGATAATCTGGTCTTGGAGCTACGTAAACCACACAAGAACCACCGTTTAACTCTACATTATCCCACATACCATATATAGTAATACCTTTTGGAAATACATCTGCAGTTGTTATTGGATCTGCATCTTCGTTAGTTTCGTTTGTTGTGTCTATTGTGGCTTTATTCCAATGACTGTCTAGTGCTAATACGTCAGTACCTACAAACGCAGTGTCACCTAAGCCCATGTTAACACCGCCATCGAGAGATTCTAATGCTTGAAATGTAACGTCTGTTATCATTGTTATAGCGCTAACGTAATACTTAGCTGTTGTAGCTGTTAAAAGTAGTTTAGCTCCATCTCCTTTTAGAAATGTAGAACCGAACTGTCCAAAGCCATATGCTACTTCTGTTG